CGTTCCGTGCACCAATCTTTTACGACAATGCCGACACAGCATATTTTATAAATGCAAACGACAACTCTAGTCTAAACACGCTGAGTATGGCTGGTTTATTAACTGGTCGCTCATCTGGTTCTACAGACGTCAACTCTGCCAACGACCAAGGCTCCATTTCTATCCGCGGAAGCACTACCACAGTAGCTGCTATGTCGTTCCATCGTACTAACGCATACGCTATTAACATGGGTCTTGGTACAGACAATGTGTTCCGTATCGGTGGATGGTCGGCATCGAGCAATGCCTTCCAGATGGACGGTTCTGGCAACCTGACAATGCTTAATAATGTCACAGCGTATTCTGACGCTAGACTGAAAACAGATATTGTTAAGATCGACAATGCTTTAGATAAAGTACAGCAGTTAAACGGCTATACATATACTAGAACGGATACTGGTTCTAGACAAGCTGGTGTTATTGCGCAAGAAGTGATGAAAGTACTGCCAGAAGTTGTGATGGGTAGCGAGGAAACAAACTACAGCGTTGCATACGGTAACATGGTTGGTCTTTTAATCGAAGCAATTAAGGAGCAACAGGAGCATATAAATAGATTAGAAGTAAAAATTAACTCATTACAACAAGGAAATTGAAATGGAACTGACTTACACATGGAAATTAACAAGACTAAAAAAGACAGATGATCCTTCTGCAGAACTTAATGACATCATCGTCCAAACATATTGGGAATGCACAGGAACAGATGCCGATGGCATCTCTGGTACTTTCCATGGCGCCACACCATTCGAACCTGACATGGTCGACGCTGAAAACTTTACAACATACGAAAATCTAACTGAAGCTCAAGTTCTTGGTTGGATTCAAGATGTTGTAGAAAACAACCCTGGATATAAAGCACATATCGAAGGGCAAATTAAAAAACAAATTGATGAAATCGTCCGTCCGGTCGTTGAAGTCAATTCTGATGCGCTTCCGTGGGCAGAACCTAGTTCGAACACAGCGTCAGAAGCAACAGCAAATACTTAATTCAAGGAGAATATAATGTCAACAAATAATGAACTAGACTCAAAATTGATTGAAAACCAACAACAACCAGAAGTGTCGCTTCGCGTAACGGTTCAAGAACTGAACGTGGTGATGGCTTCGCTACAAGAAATTCCACATCGTATAGCAGATCCAATTTTGCGTAAATTGATGCAACAAGCGCAAGAACAACTAAAGTAACGATAAATGCCACTACAAACGTCAGGCACAATCACTCTTGCTCAAATTCAAACCGAATTCGGAGGATCTAATCCGATCGCTTTGAATGAGTATTATCGTGGTGGCGGATTGGTGCCAAATACGGCAGCTAACGCAAACATACCGACATCAGGTCAAATCGCCCTTTCAAATTTTTATGGTGGTAGTAAGAGCGTTACAACAATATATGATACTTCTCAGGCGACTAACACAACTAGGTCCACGACAACAGTATACGCAACATTTTATTTTACAACGTTCTTGGATGGTAAGCAATCAATTTCTGAAGAAACATCTCGATCAACTTCTAGAAGCACAACGACTGCATATAATACAACAACCAGCTTCCAAACCTCTAGAAGCACGTAATAAATATAGTATGAAAAGGAGAATATTATGAACATACAAACCGATGAAAATGGCGCTCCAGTGAACGTCGATATGGTAAACCGCAAACTTGAATCTTTCGTAGAAGTAGTTCTACAAAAAATGATTGATATCGAGAAAGAAATCAAATCGTTGAAAAAACGAGTAAAAGATTTAGAAAAATAATCGAGGATTTTGTAATGGCAAAAAAGAAACCGTTTATGTACATGTCGTCGAACGAATGGCTCGGCGACTCAGTTACACACTTTATGAAAACTGGAAATGCGCTTCGTTCTGACGAAAATGATGAACTAGCGAACATCTCTAATTTGATTCCTAAGAATATAAATGGTGTAAAAGTTGAATACGATATCTCGTACGAATCACCAAAAGATCGCATTCATGGTTACAAGTATACAGACTTGTTGACTAAGGTTGTAATGCTTTCGCCATGCAACTCTACGATTTCTGTTGAGAATTTAATTAATGTGATTAAAAAAGGACCAACCGAAGAAGGTCATGCTATTCTTGCTAAACTAAAAGCTAATCTAACTGACAAGTATTTGCTTGATGAAGAAAGCGATCTTCCTGTAAAAGAAATTGTAATTCTTCCTGGAACTAATCTGCTGACTAAAGAGGGCGGATGGTGCGACATGGAGAAAATTGACGAGTTAGTTGCGAATGGAGCTTATGTTAAGTTGCATCCAATTACTGCTAAAGTCTGGCAGACCATGCTAATGAAACGTTGGGGCGATAAGTGTATTAACAACGACGTTGCTTTGTATCCGCTTCTAAAGAAATGCGACAAAGCATACTTCTGTATGAGTTCTGAAACTGGATTATCAGCTACTATCTTAGGAAAGAAACTTGGTCTTATCGATCTAAAAGAACGTAAGGGTCGCGGAACGTTTGAGAATGTATACAATGCTCTTGATCGCTGTGGCGTCAAGGATACTCTTTACAACAAACTCGCTGCTTTGTTTTCGCATACTGAATCTGGATTTGTCTGCGTTTATCACGACAACTATCAGGAACGAATCGATAAGTATTTTACTCACATGAAAGAAACATACAAGCACAAAGAATGAAAACTTTAGTTATTATAGCAACGCATCACGGTTCGTTTCTAACAATCAAATCAGCCCTAAAGAACTCTTCGCACGATAAGCTAGTAGTTTTGGTGCCAAGATCTCAAGTTGACAAGTACAATAAAATGTACGAAGAGAACATTCACAAGAGTTCTGAGTTTGAGATATTCAAAGACTATGACAAACTGGTTACTAACTTCTGCGGAACAGAAGTGTTTGTAGTTGACGATTGGGATCAAAACAATACTGTCAGTTCTACGATAGACGTATTGGCTGGTCTTAATAGCAACGGAAAACATTTTGTTGTTTCAGCTGGCGCATTGATTCTTAAAGATCCATTTACAAATGAAATTATGGATCTTCTAGAAACTCACAAACTAGCAATTAGTAAACCTCGTGTCTATGGCGATAATAAACGACTAAGCATGTATCACATGATCGGGCTTCCCAGAAACGATAGCACGTTTGATGCTAATATCTTTGCTGTAAATATGGATAAGGTTGAAGAAATTCCTACTGTTGATGGTGTGTTATTACAAGAACTAACGAACACCAAACAACAGTCCGATCTACCTCGTAAATATAATATGAAGCACGATGTGTTAATTGGCACTGCGATTTCAGCCAGAGAAACAGTAATGCATAACATTAAGGCTTCTAAATCTTTCGTAATTAACTTTTGGATGCCAGCTATCAAAAAATACGAAGATTTGTATCCAGAAGAAACCTTTGGATATCCGTTCGATATCTATTTGGATTATGCCGAACAAGTCGAGGATTATCTGCCAGCGTCAACTTATAATAGAATTAAACAAAACGGTGAAGCTACTAAATACTGGATAAAGGATATTCGAGATAATATCCTCGGATAACACGGAGAATACACATGGCAGTTCCTGCTACCAGAGCTCAATTCAAAGAATACTGCCTTCGTAAGCTAGGCAAGCCAGTTATTGAAATCAACGTCGACGATGATCAAGTCGAAGACCGTATTGACGAGTCCATTCGTTATTTCTGGGACTATCACTTTGATGGTTCACACAAAACTTATTATAAGCATCTTGTAACCGAAGCTGATAAAATTAACAAATATATTACTATGCCCGAAAACATTATCGGCGCGATTAATATCTTTGATATTGGTGACGCTGTTAATACCAACAACTTGTTTAATATTCGTTATCAGATCGCACTCAACGATCTGTATACTCTGACTTCTCAGTCGATGGTGCCATATTTTATGGCTATGCAACACATTCAGTTCTTTGAAGAATTGTTGGTTGGTAAACAGCCAATCCGCTACGAACGTCATCGCGATCGTTTACACATTGATATGACTAAGTTTACTGGTCTAAACCTTCCTGGCGGTGTTCAGTTTAACGGTGAGAAAATTCTTGATGACGCTGCTGCTGAAATTGCCAAGATGGAAGAAGAAATGCTAAACAGCTACTCGCTTCCAAATATGGATATGATTGGCTAATGTCCACTACTAATTTTTTCTTTAACAATTTTCAATCTTCGATGGAGCAAAATCTTATCGAAGATTTAGTTGTGGAATCAATTAAAATCTACGGCATTGAGTTGTATTATCTACCAAAGCGCATAGTAGCCAGAGATACTATATTCCGCGAAGAAGAACTAGCGACATACAATGTAGCTTACCCTATCGAAATGTATATTAAGAACGTCGATGGATTTGAAGGCGAAGGCGACTTTATGTCGAAGTTCGGTCTTGAGATTCGCGACAGAATTACTTTTACTGTTTCGCGTCGTAGTTTTTCAGCTGAAATTCTTACGAAAGAATCAGGTATGGTGCGCCCACTAGAAGGCGACCTAATCTGGTTCCCACTGACTCGTAAGATGTATAAGATTATGTTCGTCGAGCACGAAGCCATATTCTATCAACTTGGTTCGTTACAAACATGGGATCTAACTTGCGAATTGTTTGAATTTAATAATGAAACATTTGATACTGGTATTTCAGATATCGACCAAGTCTATGCTGAACTTGATGTTGACATTGGAACTGCTTTGGCCACATCTATTGCTCTAACAGACGTTCAAGCACAGAATGAAATATTTGAAGCAGATGGTCAGTCAGGTATTCTTGACTTTAGTGAAATTGACCCATTCTCAGAAGGAAATAATTACTAATGTTTGGTCACGAGTTTTACCACGAACACTTACGCAGATATATCGTTGTATTCGGAACGATGTTCAACAACATTGTTGTTTCAAGAAAGACATCTGCTGGCGTAGTTGACAAGCGAATCAAAGTTCCTATCTCATACTCACCACGCGACAAACTATTAGCGCGTATTGAAACAGATCCTAATCTAAGAAAGCCAGATGCAGTTTCTTTGCCACGCATGGGCTTTGAAGTTACATCGATGACTTATGCTGGTGAAAGAAAATTAAGCACGATTCAGAGATACAGCGTTCAATCTACAAGTGATTCTGCTAAAAAGAACTTAGTTTATGCGCCAGTTCCATATGATATTAATTTTCAGTTAAGTATCATGGTAAAGTCTGCTGAAGATGGAACTCAGATTCTAGAACAAATTCTTCCGTTCTTTACACCAGAGTGGACGAATAGCGTACAACTAATTGACGACTTAGAACTTAAGATGGATATTCCCCTTGTCTTAGTTTCCGTTTCTTCAGATGACACATACGATGGTGACTTTGAAACACGTAGAGCTTTGATTTGGACTTTAGATTTTACCATGAAAGGTTATTTTTATGGTCCAATTAAAAATAAGAAAATTATCAAGTTTGCTAATGTTAATTTCTATATTGATGGGTTCGATACAGCTATTGGTTCGGCAAATAATGCTGGCGAAAACGTGACAATCCGACCAGGATTAGAGCCAACAGCTAACTTAGCTGGAACGATTTCTTCTTCTGGAAATTTGGTTACAGGTTCAGGAACCTCGTTTACTACAACTATGGCAGTTGGTAATTATGTAATTGCCAAGTCTCCTTCCGCTGCCGATCAATTTAGGCGAGTCACATCGATTGCCAATAATATATCCATGAGAGTTGACTCATCATTTAGCACAAGTTTGGTGGCAAACAACTACCAGTCAACCTATAAAGGAACTGGTACAGCTAATTCTTCGTTGAGCATTAGCGAAGACTACATTTTGGTCACCGACAACTGGGATTATGTCGTAACGATAGAAGACGTATAAAATATGAACAGTATTATGGATAATTTGACCAAAGCATTAGAAATGAATCCTCTTGTGGTCGAAGAACAAAAAGAAGAACAGTTTCCTGCGGTCGTCGAAGAAACAAACGATGCCGAGCAGGACTTTGAGCTTGCGCGCAAAAATCTACAAGAACTTGCGAAGAAGGGTAACAAGGCACTCGACGAGTTGATTATGCTGGCTAAGAATAGCGAGCACCCTCGTGCGTACGAAGTGGTTGCCACACTA